GTCCATTAAAGCCTAAGAAAAATTTACGAAATAACAAGCAATAATCCATTTGTCCTACAGAAAACACTCTTGTCTTTCCAGCTTGAACCTTCTCAATTGGTCTACGTTCCACTTTGAGGGTATCTACCCACAAGTGTGGAGCTCGAACACCTTTCCGAGCCAGTTCTTCACGTTCCAACACACTCTTTTTCAAATCAGGATCATCCAGAATATACTTGTCATCTCCCAGCCATTTAGTCTTACCAATTTTGCCACTATTTTGCTTACTCCATCCATAACCAGGGCTAGAACGACGATTCATGGGATTCATAAATTCTAAACTATTACCAGTAATCGCTTCTTCATAACTCAACACTCGGCGATACTCATCATCCGTATTAGCAAACAAAGTTGGGAGGAAATCATTTTTGGCCATTTCTACCAATTCTTGGGGAATATAAGTGGGGGGAACTCCACATTTCAGTAGTCCTTTCATCATGGGGTCTACTCGCTCTCCGTTGACCTCAATTGGTCGCAAGACAGCGGGTAGATGCCAGGATTCATGTCCTTCCACCGAATTATGGATTGGGGAGTGTCGAATATCACTCTTACCAGGAGAACCCATATTATCAGAGCAAATGCCTAAAGGTACAAATTCACCTTGGGGCATCATGTCACGCACTTGAGCTAGTGGGGCATCAGGATTAACACTTGCATGCAACTTGAAATCCACGGGCTCAGCATCAAAAGATGCAATAGTACGGACAATATCCTCTTCAGTAATGGATGTAGCATATCCGAATCCGACATCGCCAGCGACATGAATGCCACAAATTTTCCGGGGAATGGAGGGAGAATTTATCAACAATACTGATCCACAATCTCCAGCATTAGTCTGGGAATAATAATTATAGGCTTTACGTACATGCAACTCATACTTATCATTCGTTCCAGGTTGGGTATAATGGTATTGAAGTAAATCTTGAGATTTAATTTCGCGTAATGGTTCCACTCGGTACAACATTTTATCACGTCCAG